GCTCAAAAGTTTGATAAGGGTACAGTTGGTAAGTATAGCCTATGGAGGGAAATCCTTGAGGTGTTTTACTTACATCTGTAATTCTAACTCCTGAAGCAAATCTACCTGTTTGATACTGTAGTCCCGGAAGATCCATGTTTTTTGCCACTACAGCATTAATTCGTGCATTTAAAGCAGCATATAGCTGTACTTGTGAAAAACTTTTATTAACAACTCTGCTACTCGCCCCGCTTTTGGTAGCCTTAGCTTCAATAGCTCCAGCTCCAGAAGCGATAGCTACTTTCTGTTTAGTAGTTATTTTGCCCTTTACTGCTTTTGATTTTCCCTTCGACTTAACAATAGCCCTAGGTTTTGCGGTTCCCTTATATTTCACTTTCTTTGACTTTGTTAAATTATGTAAAGTCGTAGCTTCTATGGCTTCTAACAAAGTGTCTGAACCTTCTTGATCTAGTAAAAATAAATACTCATCTCTTACAGATTCCGTTAACACTCTTAAAGCTTCTTTCTCTCCTATAGCCTCGGAAAGGTTATCAATACTTTTTTGCTCTGAAAGTATTGGAGTGTATTTTTTCGTTAACGAGCCTCTTGCGGATACTTCTTGAAAGTGCTCAGTAGAAAGGCTTACACCCATATTTCTTTTATACTCAACTATGTGATTAGATATATTTTTATACGCTTGAGTATTAGAATATTTTGTTTTGGAAGTCTTTGTTTGCATTACTGATTCTGCTGCAAATACCTTAGTGGTACTTACAGCACTTCCAAACTCTCCATGGCCTACATGAGATCCACTAGCTTCACTTATAATGTCTCCCTTATCTAATCTTCCTGTTACTAGCTTAGAGTCTTTTCCTGTAAGTTCGTTAAATCTTTTTCCCACTTCTCTTTTTATTCTTTGTACTGTATCATAGTTAAATACTGCATATATTTCATGAGTAGCAGGGGAGTAGCCCTCTGCCTTAGTATTTATAACATATTCTTTTGCTGAAAGTAATCTACCTCTAAAAGCTTTTACAGACATTTGACGAGCATCTTGGCTTGCTAGTCTTGTGGACCAAATACCACTAAGCTCTTTTACGTTTTCATCAGAAGTCTGAGCTCTCATCGCATCTTCAAAAGATGCTTTATCCCAAACAAAAATTTGTCCTTCATATTCTTCTACTTTGGATCTCATTGTAGTCATTTCCAATCTGTCTAATATTCTTTTAGACATTTTAGTTAATCCACTACTTGCCATTAGAAGTTCTTATATAAATCAAGCACACGCTTGATATGGTCTGGGAAAGCTACGTTATCTCGTTGACTAGAACTTGCTTGGTTCTGTACAGACGCCCCTGCTAGTGTACGACGTTCTTTATGCTCATCTTTTAAATAATAAGTAATTAAGTCAATTACTGCAAGCTGTAAATCTTTAGGAACAGTTTCATACCCAGCAGTATATACAACTCTTACTGCTCCAGGACCTTTTCGCCAGTTACGAAAGTTTATGCCTCCAGTAGTACGCAAAAGACCATCAGTATTAGAATCAAAATAAAATTCATGATTAGCTTCTGTTAGAGCTACATAACTATCTTGATAAGACGCTCGCTCTTCTACAGATACTATAGTATTTACAGGACTCTCAGTAAGTTGTATCATATGAGTATCCCAAGTAACATTAATGACTTCTGTTTTATTAGTACTGTAGTAGTCTACAATGCTATTTCCACAGTAAGTTTTTATTAACTGACTCACAGCAGGAATTAAAGCTTCAAGGCGCAAGTCTTCTTTCGGAGATTGAATGCCTTCAGCTTCTTTATATTCTTCTAGTGTAATTAAATCCGTCATATTTGAGTCATCTAATAAAAACTCGGGGGAGCGAACTCCCCCCAGTCCCTTGGTTCAGATTAAGATGCGAGGTCGATCTTAACAGCCGAACGGTTACCTGCTGTGTCTGCAACCAACTCTTCAAAACCGAGTGATTGAGTAGCAACGATAACACGACGCTGATTACCGACTTCGTAATCTGTCTCAACTTGAACGCCACGTAAACGTGGAATTGCATAGTTACGAGTGTTAACAGCAAATGCGCATGGAACGCCAGCAGTCTCATTAACAAAGCTATCAGAAACGATTACAGGTGAACCATATACCGCACCAATTGCACCAGTAATCTTAGTAGCGATATCAGAACCTACATCAGTAATGTCGGCAAAACCTGAGTCTTCGATAAGCTCGTAGTAGCGTGCTTGTGAGATGATGTAAGCAACATCAGTAGGGTTAATACCGTACTTGCCCATTGCCTTACGAGCAGTAAGAAGGTTAGCTGCTGTAAGAACGTCACCGCCACCAATGCTAGGAGCTACTGAACTTGCAGTTGCATAGCCATCAAGACCAGTGATTGAACCAGCACCATTGATGATAGCATTATCTACTGCGCGGGCGTGTGCACGAGCAACTGACTCAACGAGCATAGGCATCAAATTAACAAGAACTTCTTCGTCTACATGGTTATCCATGAAAGTCTGTGAGATTAGACGATAAGCATTCAAGATTACTTGAGAAGGCTTATATGTGTTATCAGAAGCATCACGATTTTCTAGATTACCAGCAGAAGCTGCACCAGTTTGGAAAGTTGCAGGCTCAACGTCTGGTTGAATAGGTAGTACAGTTGCTGCACCATTTACTTGAATTTCACGGAACAGGCCAGCTGTACGCAGATTCAAAGTAACTTCCTTTTCAATTTGACGAGAAACTTCTTGATCGATATCACCAGCATTAGTTGCATAGTCGATACCTGCTTTCTCTTGAATGCTTTGACCGAATGCAGTATTCATACCTTTGCCAGTTACTACACCAAGGATATGTGCTTGCATGAAATCTTTGCCCCACTTAGTGAGATCGTTATTAGTTGTACGATCTGCAAAAGTACGCTTTGAGTCACGCATCTTAGCAAGCTCATCACTCTTCTCTTCAAGTTCTTTCTTGAATGCAGAAAGAGTTGCGTTAAAGTCTGCATCTTTCTCAGCTAATTTAGCTTCGAGGTCTGCTTGCAAACGCTCAGCACCAGTCTCAACAGCAGTAACTACTGCAGTTTTAACTTGCTCTTCTTGTGCTGCTTTAGCGGCAACTTCCGCTGCTGCTTTTTCTTGTTCAGCTTTTTCAGCTGCTTTCTGCTCGGCTTGCTTCATTGCGATATTAGCAGCAGTTTGCTCCGCTACTTTTTTAGCAAAAGCTTCCAAGTCGATTTCTGGAGTATTAACTTCAGACATTTTGATCTCCTGTTGTGCGGATAAATCCGCCTTTTCCGGTGTGTCACTAGCTACGCTAGAGGTATTGACCTCGTCCTTAGCCAGAGTCTGACCGGCTAGATCTACACGATTTGTGAAAGTTTTCTTGAACTCTTCATACTCTGTCATAGAGTTAAAAGACTTCGCCAAAGAAAAAGTAGCTGCCTGATTGCAAGGTACGGAAACAACCGAAACTTCAAACAACTCAGCATCCTTAATCATTAATCCATCGGTTTCCTTAATATAGTCTGCATCCTTGACACGGAAACCAACAGAAAAGGCTCCAAGGACACCATCTTTAACAAGCTCAGCAACATTGCCAGGGGCACTTTTACTGATTTTGCATTCTAGTTCTAGACCATGTGGGCCGGCTTTCATACCAGTCGCACGACCAATTGGTCGATCATAGTCATGATTAAAAAGAATAATAGGATTCTTTTCGAAATTCTTTAAACCGCCTTTTGTCCAAGCTTCTGCGGAAATAGAATCACCAGCGCGATCAAAGTCAGCAGTGCTTGCCATTCCACGAATCATAACACTACCGTCTTCTCCGGCTTGTGCTTTGAACGTGGAGGTTAGGTTAAATATCTTTTCCATCTTCTTTTACCTCTGCTTTCACAGGCTTAGCCTTAGGTACTTCAATTTTTACGGGCTTTGGTTTAGGCACTTCAATCTTTGGTTTTTCAATCTTTACTGGAGGAAGCTCTGGTTTTGCATCCGAGGTTCTTAGTGCAATTTGAACGCTTTTTACCGCTCGATCCCAGTTTCCGAATAATTTTCTTACCGCCCTAGGCATTACAGGATTAGCTACTATAGTCATATAAGCACTATAAGTAATCCCTCCTGGCAAATTATATTCTTTAAAATCTTTTGTTAGTCTATCAAGTATTTCTCTTTTTTGTCTTACAGACATTAGGTTTCTCCTTCTGGCGGTCTGCCGCCTTCTGTAGGGTCTACAGCACTGCCTGCAATATTTGCAGGAACTCGTATCTCGTCATGCCCTTCTAAACTTTCAAGCCCTAATTTTGTGCGAGCTTCATTCGGTGAAATAATTCCAGCATTTACAAGAGAAGTATAGTAAGCTGCTTGATCTCGTAATTCTGGCTGTAATGCAGGAATATTTGTCAAGTCTTCTGTAATATCAAATCCAAAATACCGTTCAATTGCAAAATTTAATTTGCGAACAATTGGAAGAACAGTCTCTAAGTAGTACAACCTTAAGTTTGGTCGTAAATTTGCATTATTTCCAGAATCTAAAAGTATTGGAGGAACTCCAATTGCTTTTAATATAATCTTCTCATTTTCTGAAATTGCATTTTGAAAATCTAATTCTTTAAAGTTTACATTTGAAATCTTATCAATATCAATTCCACCATCAAGAATTAAAGGTCTTCTTCCTCCAGTATCTGGCTTGTATCTAGCTTGCCATGAGGAAAGCATTCTGTCTTTAATTTTTTCTGATAAAGTATTTGGACTTTTTAATACTAGCCCTGGAACTGCTCCATTTTTAAAGAAGTTATCTTGAAAACTTCTCATACGCATCATTAGTTGTATAGTGCGAAGAGCGGGACTAAGACGAGGGACTCCTCGATAGATTGAATAAAAAGAATTTTCTTTTACATGAATAATCTCATTAGGAGAATAATTAATTCTCTCTTTATAAGTAAACTTTTCAATATAAGTAGTATCGCTCGAATGAATTACCATATCTGCCGCTGGCAAATGGTATAAGTGTACTCCGTCAAAGTATAAGAAAATATTACCGTCAAGAAGAATATCAATAAGTATATTCCGTCTAAATGTATTAATATCCTGAAAAGGATTTGGTTCCTTATTTAAAAGTAAGTCTAGCCGACTACGCTTAATATTCTTTACAACGCTTAAACCTTTATGCTGATCTCCTATTCTAGTAGGAATTTCGGCAGCGTCATCTACAATCATATTGATTGCACGATTTACAATTTCAATCTCTTCATAAGCCCTTTCATAGTTATAAATCGGCTCTCTAGAAGGTTCGATT